GGCGGGAGAGTTTGACCTCGAGCTCCCGCTCAAAAAATCGGATTAGGTAATTTTCAAGGGCCGATGTTTTTCGACCTTCCCTTGCCTGCGATACAGGCATTGCGACTGTTCTTTTCATTTTGGTAGACAATTAAATGAAACAATATGTTAAGGACGGGAAGGGAACAAAAAAGTTCCGCTCCCCGTTGTCTACCACCTGATACAGGCTGTGGGCGCATTAACGCTCCACACGGGACGGAACTATATGGATAGCCATGGGCATAAAAAATGCCAACGGCAAAGTTGGCGAACTCTCGTCGCCTGTATCAAATGGTAGACATTGCAAATATGGGGGTTCTTTTCGAGAAAAGCAATAGAAAGCACAAAAAAAGCATCGGATTTTGTCCGATGCTTTTTAGGAATAAATCTTGTATTATCTAACAATCTTAAGGATTTGACAGAGTTTGTGTCAATTGCATCGGATCAATTATAGGGAGCGGGTACTTCGAAAGATTTGTCCCAGCCGTTTTAACAACTAAGATACCTCGCATGGTACCGATTGCCACACTAATAAGATGAGGCATGATATATGTAATCGTGATGCTATCATTATCTTCTATCGTAATGAATTGAGCAAGGCCACTCACTTCAAATTCAAAGCGATATATACATTCAAGGACTTTATCTCCCTCCAATTCATACTTGACACCGAATATTAGGGCAATCTTATTATTCTCCACTTCGGGTTGAATCTGACTGGAGAAACCAAGTTTTATATTTTCGGGAAGCACCTCTTCAGTAATCTTGCCTGGCAGCATCATAAAACTCACTTCATTTACAGAAGTAAGTCTCATTTGAATATTTACATTACGCTCTGTCATAATGAATTAGTTTTTGTATGAAATAACACATGTATTAGTCTCATGACTAGTATAACTATTGCCAGAAATCCCTAATGAGCTATTATAAGAGGGCATTGTCATCAATATATACTTAGTTTCCAATTCTCGGCGAACCTCAACGATAGGCTCCCCGAGAACTGCTGAAATCTTAGCAAGAGTCGCAGTTGTAAAACCATGAGTTCCTGTCAGCCATCTTGAGATTTCTGAATCACGTTTACCCATGCGAGAAGCAAACTCGTGCTGAGTCATGTTCTTGGCCTTAATAAGGTCATAAATTCTGTTTGCAATGTCAATGTTGAGATTTACCTCCGCCATCACCTCAGGAGCAACATTTGCAACACATTGTTCAAATAGTGGGTTCTTCTTCATAATTATACTTAAATGGTGATAGTTTCAATTATCGGTTTCATTTTAGCGAAGTCATAGTATCCAACATGGGCTTTTTTGGATTCAACAAAAATCTGACGTTCAATCTGCCTGAGTTGGTTTACTATACCGAGTAGAGCCGGATCTTCTTGAAAAGTCTTAGTTTTCTTTATGCCTCCATTCCCTATAACAAGTATCTTATCCGATATCCGAATACAATATAATCGCAACGTCCCAATAGACCGACTTCTACGGCAAATACAGAGTGGTATGGCTTTAATTTTTCCTCCTTCCAGCCTAAATAGGTTGTCTCTCGCACCACAATCATCAGCCATTTTCTTAATAGTACTAATGATAGCATCGAAATCTTGTTTCAGTTGAGGATAAGATAGATCTTTATTGTTATACATGAATTTCTCGAACTCGGTCATAGTCTCCCCATCAAATTTTGGAGAATAAATACTAATATTCTCAGACTCTATTACCAGTTCAAGTTTTCCCATATAATTATACAACGATTGGGAGTGCAAATATATAGTAAGATATCGCGTTTTCCAAACAAACTTAACAAAAAAGTGAATTTTTTAGGGTTTATCAGATGTTCGGTGCAAAGAATAATTTACATGCCTTTACAGACGTGCAACACCTCACGACTCGGGGGTATCGTACTCAAAACTCTCGAGAGAGACGTCCTCGTCCAACTCTTCCCAGCGTATTCCCATCGCGTCGATACTGTATTTCTCCCGCTGAGAGTCGCTCGCATGAAGGAGCCGAGGATACCACCGCAACGACTGCCATAGGGTCTTCCCTTCAGTCGTAAGAATGTAAATCTTATCGTTCTCAAACCATAATTTTTTCACTTCCATATTATAACAAATTTATCTCACCTATTGGACATAGGTGAGATAAATCTAAGATATACATTTATATCCTACAAATTTCCGAGCTGTTTTTTGAGGCACAATCACAAAGGGTGATTCTTATAAAATTCGGTGGACTCTTTCATACGCTTTTCGTCGAAAATATCGGACATGACACCGATAAACTCACGGCCTATGTTATCGGCAATAAATTCGCGCATCTTAAATACCGAAGCATAATATTTCCAGGAGAACCATCGGCGACGCTCTCTTACTTTCTTCCGTCCCTCTTGCCCGGGATATATATTCCCGGGATTTCCCCGCCAGACTTCCTTTCCGGTTCCATAGTCCTGCCATAAACCATACTCCAGGAATTGCTGGATAAGAGTCACCTCTATGAAACGGCCGTCGGCCCGCACAGGGAGAGATGTCACCGAATCGAGAAGGGCCCCGGTATCTATAACCCCCATATCGACAATCTTCTCTTTCCAGATATCGATCATCGTCCCGTTAAACCCGCCGACAAATTTGGCCCGTTCTTCAAGAGCTTTTTCTTCAGTTATGTTATTCCCATTCATCGTCGTTGACTCTTAAATCGGTGTATGTACTCACGGATATGTTGAAAAAGGAGCAGGCACAGCCAGAAAAGAAATATTTGTCTATCTCGCTGAAGCGTATTTTCTGGTCGATGAAGATACGGTTCTCGGCGAGGCGCGTGCTTTCGAGAATCAGCTTCGACATGAACTGCCGAAAAATTTCCCGTTGCAAGTCGAAGGCCTCCATGCGGGCCTTCATATCGTCGATTTTATGCCGCACGGCGAAGAATACCGTTTTTGTCCGAACGGTATGCGGGCTATTGGTCAAATCGGTTGAGCCTGAAGAGATATCGCTCACGCACACGAAGGCGGTGGTATTTTGCATGTTGGCGAGAGCTTCCTCGAAGCCTTCGAGGCTACTGACCAGGAAAAAGCGGAAGCCGTGCTCCCGAGCGAGTTTGTTGCTCTCGGTCAACCGACGGAAGAAGTCGGCGGCGTCCCAGTTGAATGATTTACTTTCCATACTGTCTCTTTAATTCTTCGTATTCTTTCGCCTGGGCATCTAGCTCGGCCAAAGCTCTCCAGGTATCCATGGCGAGGACTTGTTTCTCTTTGGTGATATCGCCTTTGGTGAGGGCTCTGATTTGGGCATTCATGGCCTCCTGTAACCGCTTACCGAGAGGGGCTCCCTGTTCGAGAAGGTTCTCCGACGATACGGAAGCGGCTGGTTGCAAGAAATGGGGGAATGTGCGAGCGAGCAGCTCCTTGAGCGAGGCAAACCAGTAGAAGGTCGAGAGCTTCTCAGCGGCGTTTGTCTTGATTTTGGGCGCATTGTACAAGATACTGGCCATCTCGTTGAGAAGGTCCTGTTTCTGCGTGGAGAGATAGCCCTGGTAAAGGTTGTCACAATAGATGTACTTCTCCAGTTCAACACCCTGGAAGTCGGTCGGCAAGGCTATGTATCTACCGATACGCGAAATCCTGACGGGGTATTCGGGCATGGAATCGATCCAGTCGAGCTCGTGAATGGCCGAGGCAATCAATTCCCGGCTGACCCTGAATGTGTCGGAGTTATGCTTGACGACAAAATCATGTTCTCCATACCGGCATACCACCCGGATTTTTCCCCAGAGGAAAAAGCAATAGGTCTTGATCTGATCGGCCGAGAGATTGTCCTGGAACAAATTGAACAAGTAGTAGAGCTGTCTGTCGGTGAGCTCAACCCATGAAATGGGTAATGTAATCGCTATTTTATTCATATCAAAAGGATTAAATATCAAAACCAATATCCAGAACTCTTTTTGTCGTTCTCGAAAATAGGAGGAGAAAAGAGTTCGGCTGTCTTCGAGTTCTTCCACTCGGGATATTTATCGGGATTCTCCCGAATAAAGTTCACGAGGTCAGTGAGCGCCCTTTTATTGAGAGGGGCTCCGGGTATTGCCCTGGCGATAATCCGGCGGACACGGCTGGCCAGCGGGGCATAAACCGAGCCTTTCTCGAAGGGCGCCACGCGTAAACGAGCCATCAGTTCGGGCGAAATAAATTCATCGGCCGCCTCATTTTCGAGTGGTTCTGCAAGATTCCGAACCCGAAGAAACTCGTCCCACATGGGTTTCTCCGGATCGGCCAACCCGGAAAGGTGATCGGCCAACGGCAGGAACAATGAAGCGGAGAACCACTTCCCCTGAGGAGTCTCGGCATATCCATCTATATCTGCCAAAGCTATCACCATAGTAGAAGCCGCTTTATCGCGCAACTGGGCCAAAGAGAACATCAGGCGCTCGATTCGCTCTTTCGATGCCGGTACGACATTTTGATTGTTCACGATGCCGAAGCCATTTGGAGTGAGCACGAGGTCGAGCGATGGCACAGCCATGCGGAATGCCTCATTAGCAACATAGACCGATGCGGCATTTCGCAGCACCTCGGACATCGACTGGGGATTTGCCAACATCTCGGGCCCGATGAAAATATCGGACAGAGAGGATTCAACAAGCCCCATATAGGGCTTTACTTTCTCGTAGAGAGAACTCTCCCCTTCTACGGTGGACATGACGTTGGGGATCAAACTTCTTAATTCGGAATCGTTCGAGATAATCATGTTTCGGGAGTATTAGTGGTAACTGTTTTCGCGTCTGTTTTTTCGTCGAGTGTCGTGAGCATGATGAATGGGCAATCGGGATATGCACCTTTCCAGTCATTGAATCGGATTATGAGGTTGTGAACGGTAAAGAGCAAATCGTGATAGGGCTTCTGTAAAGCCTGGGCGATTGTGTAGAGCTCGCGCTTGTCGCTTCCGCTGTTGTTGGTCTGCGCCTTACCCGGCACAGAACCGACCAGGTTGGAATGCACCCGCATGGTGAAACATATCATATTCACGGCCTCGATGATATCAGATGCCCAGTCGCCGCCCTCCTTGTCGGTCTCTATCTTGTTGATGACAACATCATGTACAACGTCACCATTCGGATTGATATAAAACTGGGAGAACCAAGCCTTCCCACTATTTTCAACCCCGGTAAGGAATTCGAGTATTTTCTTTTTCTCATCAACCACCCGCGCCTGTCTTTTAGCTCTATCAGTTATCCCTTCGGCCTGAAAGATACTAGTCCAATATTTCTCAGATATTTCGATGTGGTATTTGATGGGGGCTGAGTTTTTGAGTTTGGCCTCCTTGGCCAGACCAATAAGCCGCTTGATGTTGTACCACCGTCCCCGGAAGAGTGAGGCATAATAGGGTATCGGATAATAGGTATTATCGGGAGTAGGTACCTTGGTGAGCACGGCAAATTTGCGGGTACTCGTCCTCATTCGCTTTTCCCCATCGTCGCCCGTCATGCGACCCATGCGGACCATGAGGTCGTAAAGAGGCGCATTCAAGTCAAGCAGATCGATGATTTCAACCTGTTCTTCCAGAGGCTTAGTCTTCCGCCAATTCGCATAATACAGTTTGTCGATACGACCATTTGCATCGGCAACCCCCAGGCGACAGTAGCAGGCTTCTTTTCTTACAAGACGTGTAATCCGAGATCCATCTCCATTCAAAATAATCACATTCACGCAAAAGGCAAAGTATTTGAAGTCTTGGCATACGCCCAGATAGCTGGCCGGTATATTATTTCCAACAAAGAAGGCATCTATTTCCTCCTTGACTTTTTCCGAACACGCCACGGTATTGTATAGAAGCCCAGACCCATAGCAGATTTCAGCGTTGAACATCTGGCAGGTTGACAGGGTTTCGTCGCGCTCAATCAGCTCGAGAATGTCATACGGAAGCTGGTCGTCGGCCCCCCAGGGCATATATCGATGCTTGTCCCCTATGGGAATGGGCGAGAGATCGCCTGTTTCACGGAACTCTGTTTTGCTCAATTCCGAGGAGAACATGGCTTTTGCATTGATGCCAGGAATATCATCGACGCTTGTAAAATTGATGGACTCAAAATCGCTCATAAGAATACTGTTAAATTATTGATTTCAAATATGCAAACATCGCGTACAGTGCGAATTTGGCGGCTGTCGAGTAGCTTCACCCGACGAACCCCTTTGTAAAAGTCATAGCGTAGAGATATACAATTCCGCCAGTGCTGTATCTGACCGGATTTGGTCCAGAGAGTTATATCGACGGGATCACCAGACTTGAGCATTTCCCGCATAGTATTGATGTGAATAGAACGTGCCATAGACAACTATTTAAACTGGAACTCAAACTGCTGCGAAAAAGAGCCTTCTGTTTTTCTTTTGATTGAATCTATCCTGGGATAGACATCGGCATATTTCCAGATAAATTTCACTTTGCTGAGTTCGGTATTTGAGTTACTGATTTCGCAAGTGGATTCGGTAATAAGAATTTCAGCCATCTCATCAATAGAATCGGCGTCGGGGTCGAACATCTTCACGAGAGGCGAGAAAAGGAATTGTTCCACCCAATCCTTAATAGGAGAAGAAAGAGCAGAAGTTTGCACCTCATAGCTCTTTTCAATAGTTCGATCGTAGAATACTTCCCGGTGATTGACCACTGCCGTGTCGCGCTCAACCTTCGTTTTGGTAGTGGTGACGCCCTGAACCTCAAAAAGTTCAAACGCATTGAAAGCATTTATAAAAAACATCTGGGTGAGATTCTTCCGATCAGTGACGTAATAGGTAATATTCCGAGGTCCGACCGACACCGAGAAGGACAAAAGCTTTATCTCTTTGCCAGGATATGATCCCTGGATTTCCGATACATAATCCTTGGCCGATACATTGATATTGTGCAAGGCAATATCCTTTTCTTCTGTTTTAGCATTCGCCCAGTCCATTGCTTCGAGTACACCATCGGCATAAAATACAACATGATGGCGATCAGTGATATCCTCGCCCTTCTTTGAAATGAAAGGAACCATATCGTATGCCGACGTCGAAATTTGTTTCGCCGAAAGAGTTGTCAGGAAATTTCCCTCGATAAAAGATTCAGCATAACCGTCCATAAAATAGCTGGAAAAGACAGCCACGAAATCCCGGCGGAATCGATTCTCCGCTCCTACAACAGTTAGATCCCGGAGCGAAAAAGAAGCAAATGACAACTGATTTTCAATCATATATTGCTCCATTACTTGTCCTAAATTGGTCCAATAAATACGGCCATTTTCATTCACATACAAGTAGACGGAGAATATCAATTGTTCTTCTGCCCAAAGTTCGAGTTGTTCCCAGCCCTGATCTGAAACTAATTCAAGATCCGGGAATGTCGAGGTAAAGACAATATCACTAAACCAAGTATTGAGCCTTACTATCATACGCCTTCTATTTGCACTCAAAAATAGAGATCCTCGGCATTCTCCAAAAAGACAAAAAAAGCCCCGACTTTCACAAGCCGGGACTCCGTAAATTGTATGTAGGTTATTGGCTATTTTACGGGCTTCATCAACCAACCATGTCGCCCATCAGGATAATAGGCCGAACGAAAACCGAGCGAGAGCATGGTCATCGCAACATCGTTGGGCACTAAATCGGCCATATCGTCCAGGTCGCGCAAAATATCGTCGGTGGTACGAACGACGGCCCCCTCGTCGGTGAGAGCG